CGAGAAGCTCTTTTCGTGGGAAGCTCTGAGAGCACTACAGCAGGCTCAGGGCGTGAATGATAGCCTCGTCTTTCTGGATGCCGGGTATGCCACCTACGATGTGTATGCCAAATGTGCTGAGTTCGGTTGGTATGCTCTGATGGGCGACCGCCGGAGCACGTTCTCGCACCGAGGTAAGAACGGCAAGATGGTACAGCGGTATTACTCCCCCAAGCGTAAGGTTAGCGTAGGGCGCGACCGCTCCGCCATCATGTTCTACTGGAGTAACCTGAATATCAAGGACGCACTCGCCCGGCTCCGAAAGAACTCAGAGGGTGCGGTATGGGAAGTCCCCAAAGATGCCCCGCCGGATTATCTCGATATGCTCGATAGTGAGCACCGTACCTTTGAGCGCGGCCATTGGATATGGAAGCAGGTTCGTAACCGCGCCAACCATTACTTTGACTGCGAAGCTATGCAGGTAGCCGTGGCTACCATGCTCAAGCTCGTTGGTCAGGAAAGCGTTACCGCCCCCGAACCTCAACACGCCCCCTAAAGGGGGGTGTTGGTGTCCGCGCGTGAATTTCGCGCCTGTGTTGTGTACGCGAATTCCCAACAACGAATCCCTAAAGGGAATCGTTGTTGAGGGGTGAACCGGCAGATCTCCCGCCGCCAAACCGCCAAAAAGGCATCCAAAGGGGGAGGATTTCCCACCGGGTGGAGCCGTTGCCCCTTTTGGACAGGTTCCTCCCCTTGTTTCGACCAACGGAGGGTGTTTTGGGAAAAACGGAAGGAACCGGGGCATTTTGACACCGCTTTTTGGGTATGGATACACAAGTTTTTTGCTCACACACAGAGATGGTTGACATCGAAAAGCTGGTTGGCAACCCGCGCAACCCCAATAGGCATCCCCAGAATCAGATTGAGCTGCTGGCCAAAATCATCAAAGCTCAGGGATGGCGCAATCCCATCGTAGTCAGCAAGCGTTCCGGTTTCGTGGTGAAAGGCCATGGCCGACTGGCAGCAGCCCGACTGCTGGGGCTGGAGCTCGTACCTGTGGACTACCAGGAGTATGAGAACGAGGCCTGCGAGTATGCCGATATGGTGGCAGATAATCGCATTGCAGAGCTGGCAGAGCTGGATGAAGATGCGCTCAAGGGGATTCTCGAAGAACTACAGGGAGCCATTGACCTCGATATCACCGGGTTTACTGCAGCCGATATTGACCGCATGCTCGAAGAGGGACAGGCCAACAACGCCACCCCGGATGAACAGGAAGACGGCCTCGGAGATACCGAGGGCATTACCGCTGAGAACCAGTACGGAGTTATCATCGTTTGTTCCAACGAGGCTGAACAGGAGAAAACATACAACACGCTCACCGAGATGGGCTATACCTGCAAGGTTGTTGCCGTATGAAGATTGCCGTCCATAATCGAGTCTCTGACTTCAACAGCTACCGAGCCGCCCGCGTAAAAAGCCTCTTCAATGCGGAGAGCGGCTGCAACTTCGATTTGGAGGTGGATGCCGACCTCTCCGGCAATTGGAATATCGGAGTAGTAGTAGGGCCTTCAGGTTCCGGTAAGACTTCCATCGGCAAGGTCATCTTTGGCGAGAACCGCATCCATGATTACACTCAGGGCTGGAATCCGGATAAGCCGATAGTTGATTGCATCAGCCCGGATGGAGACTTCAACGAAGTAACCGGGGCATTGGCGAGCGTAGGGCTGGGCGATGTTCCGGCTTGGCTGCGACCGTTCCATGTTCTCTCCAACGGAGAGCAGTTCCGCGCCGGGTTGGCTCGCATCCTTTGCGAAAAGCCTCAGCGTATCGTCATTGATGAGTTTACTTCTGTCATTGACCGTCAGATTGCCCGCATCGGTTCATTAGCCTTTGCTAAGAGCTGGCGGCGCGGCAATCCCGCCGGAAAGGTTGTTCTTCTTACCCCTCATTACGATGTGCTCGACTGGCTCCAGCCCGACTGGGTGCTGGACACCAAGACCGGGCATTTCGCGAGGGGGTGTCTTCGGCAACGGCCAACCATCGAGCTTGAAATTGTCAAGGCGGACGCCAGTTATTGGAAGTACTTTAAGCCGCATTACTATCTGAATCTCCCCATGCCCCCGGCAGCAGAGTATTTTATCGGGCTGGTAGATGGTGAACTGGCCTGCCATTTGTCCGTAGCTCCGTTCTTTACCGCTCCCGGCTACCGGGCAACGCGCCTCGTTACCATGCCGGAATGGCAAGGTGCCGGGGTGGGCATGCGCTTCCTCAACTGGGTATGCCAGTACCATCTGGACGGACGCGGGCGGTGCGGGCGTCACCTGCCTACCTACTTCCACACAAGCCACCCGCAGTTGGTACGCGCCTTGCGCCGCTCCCCGCTATGGATTCAGGTGTCTGCCAGACTCCATGGCGACAACAAAGCACGTAGCCGCAAATCCATGCGCCAATCCCACAATGAAGCTATCCAATCCGGCAAAATTGCACCGGGCACCCCTCAGGCCATGGACGGCTCCGGCTATGGCGGGCATTTCCGAGCCGTTCAGGGATTCAAATACATCGGAGTTATCCCCAAATGAAAATCTTTCTCACAGGTCAGCGTAGCTTTGGCAAAGCTGTCTTTCTCGCTCTGCGTGAGGACGGCCACGATATCGTAGGTGTTGCCCCGGCTCCTCCCGGGCAATACTACGACAAGCTTCATGCCATAGCTTTACGTTACAAGGTTCCTGTAGTATGTGATGCCACCCGACTGACATCCGCACATATTCCGGAGGGAACCGACCTCATTATTTCTGCCCATTCGCATTGGTTTGTGTCCGACAAAGCCGTTGAAAAGGCTCGGCTGGGTGCGATTGGCTACCACCCCTCATTGCTCCCCCGTCACCGGGGGCGCGATGCGGTGCGGTGGACGATAGCCTGTGGCGATGCCGTAACAGGTGGAAGCGTCTACCGCCTCAGCCCGGTTGTTGATGGCGGCTCCATCCTGATGCAACGGATTCAATTTGTCGACCGCTCTTGGAATCACCATGAGCTCTGGAAGCACCTGTTCCCGCAGGGGGTGCAGATGCTCCGGGAAACGGTCAACAGGCTCAGCCATGGCTACATTGAGGGCGAGCCTCAAGACGAACGCTTTGCCACGTGGGAGCCGACCTTTGATGCGACTGCCCGCTTATTCCGTCCCGAACTTTTACAATTACCTCAGTAATATGCACACAGTAACAAATCCCCCGGTTTATTGCTCCCATACGGAGATGGTTGATATCGAGCGGTTGGTACCCAATCCCCGAAATCCCAACACGCATCCCCGGCGGCAAATTGAGCTGCTGGCAAAAATCATCCGCTCTCAGGGGTGGAGAAATCCCGTAGTCGTTTCCAAACGCTCCGGCTTCGTAGTGAAAGGTCATGGCCGACTGGCAGCGGCTCAACATCTGGGCTGCTCTCAGGTTCCGGTTGATTATCAGGAATACGAAAGCGAGGCCTCCGAATGGGCAGACATGATTGCCGATAACCGCATTGCCGAGCTTGCCGTAGCCGATGAGGACGAGCTCAAGGCTCTTATCTCCGAACTGAACGGCCAGATTGACCTCGACCTGACCGGGTTCTCGGATTCCGCTCTGGAGGACTTGCTGGCCGAACCTCAGGAAGTAACCGAGGAGGAGGAGGCCGAAAAGGTGAAGATGCAGAAGCTCGAACTGACCGGACGCATGGAACGCGCCAAGTATGTGTTCTGGGCGTTCTCCGGCGGACGCGATTCCACCCGCGCCCTGATTGCCACATGGGAGGTCTTTGCCGCTACCGGGAAGCATTGCGAGGTTATCTACATCGAGAACACCTGCGAATTTCCCGACCTGATTATGCACATTCGGCGTGTCTGCAATATGCTGGGTGCGCACCTGACGACCGTTCACCCGGACAAGACCTATCTGACCGAGTATTACGAGAAAGGCAAGAGCCCGGACAGCCTGTATATGGACTGCGTGGAAACGCTCATTAACAAGCCGATGGATAAGTACATCTCCAGCGTAGTAGGCAATGAGGATTACATCCTGGTTCGCGGTGGCCAGCCCAAGCAGAAAACGAGCCGCTCCGGCACGGCTGAGTTGCAGGAAATCAAATCTAAGCCCAACATGATTATCTACAATCCTTGTTTTACCATGACCAAGGAACAGCTGGAGGCCAAGATTCCGGAGTGGCCGGGCTATGCAGCCGGATTCAAGCGTACTGCTTGCTGGTGCTGCCCGTTCCAATGCGCCGAGCAATATGACGCTTTGCGGGAAAACTACCCATTGCTTTTTGCCGAAATGCGGAGTATAATGGGTTCAATCCGCGTTAAGTCTTATGGGATTAAGTCGTATGACGACAAGTTCCGCTACTGGGAGAAATACGGAGTAAAGATTACATGGGACAGGAACAAAAAGAAGCCGGTTGCCGTGTCCTCGTCAGCGCATGCCTCCTCGGAGAACGATGCCGATGGCACGGAGGAATCCACGATTCCGCAGCAGCCCGCAAACTGATAGCCGGATGCCCTTATTTTACAGCCTGCCCGGAAATGCTGGGCGGGCTGCCTTGTCCCCGGCCTCCGGCAAAACGCATCCATGACCGCGTGTATGAAACATGCGCCGAGAAATCGGAGCGCAAACACGTCACCGGGGCAGACGTTACGGATGCCTTTGAGCTGGGGGCTGAACGGACGCTCGCTATCTGCCGCCGCTATGGAATCCGCAAGGCTATCCTTGCAAAATGGTCTCCCTCTTGCGATGCGAGCGGCATTACCGGGAAACTGCTCCGGGAGAACGGGATTGAGGTTATCAATGTTTTTTGACATGCCCGGGAGGGTATGTTTACGTACATTCTCAATCGACTGAAGGAGCGCTCCACGTGGCTGGGGCTCATCGCTTTTGCAACCTCCTGCGGGGCTAGTATTGCCACGGAGCTGACCGAGTCTATCATCACGGTTGGCGTGGCTCTGGCAGGTCTGGTTGGCGTAGTAACCAAGGACAAGGAGAAAGACAATGGCTGATTCCCTTGCCGATATCAAGAAAGACCGCAAGTTCTGGCAGCGCATGTTG